GCGCCATCGATGAAGCGCTGGCCAACAGCCGCAAGCAGTAAACCTATCTGAAGGCTCTGCAGCAGCGCGATGCACTGGCCGATGTGGGCGACACCTCGGACGCCGTATCGCGCCGGTTCCTGCGCGAGCCTCCAAAGCCGTCGGTGGGCGAGTTCAAGCAGCCGAAGGAGACCAAGGGGCACAAGGACAACAGCGCCGCGCAGGAAGCCAAGGCCCAGCTGGCGCAGGACCTCGAAGACATGAAGAAGAGCACCGTACTGCTCGCCACTGCCTTCGACAACGACGAGAAGATCCTGCAGGCGAAGCGCTCGGCCAGCTTGATCAGCGATGCCGAGTACTACCAGAAGAAGCGCGAGATCATCATGGCGACGGGCGAAGTCGAGGACGCTGGCCTGCGCGACCAGATCGACCGCCTGAAGCGCGAGCAGGCCACGCTGACGGGCAAGGACGCAATCGACAACCAGCGCAAGCTGAACGACGCCGAAGCCGAGCTGCGCAAGAGCCGCGCCGAGACCGCCACGCAGCTAACCACGCTGAACATCGAGGCCGAGGCCTCGACCAAGAAGCTGACCACCTCGATGGAAGATGCGCGCGCTGCGGCCCAGTCGTTCCTCGATGTCACCAACCGGGCCCGCGCGATCGCGCTGGCGGGCATGGGGCAGGGCACCAAGCAGCGCGACCTGAACTCGGCGCTCAACCAGATCGAGCAAACCTACGAGCAGAAGCGCCAGGATCTGGAGCGCGACCGCCGCAACGGCAAATTCGCTGGCCGCGAAGACGACTACAAGCGCGAGCTGGACCTGATCAACGAGTTTCAGCGGAAGTCGATCGACAGCTACCGCGACTACTACGCCGAACTCGACGCCCGGCAGAAGGCCTTCAGCCTGGGTGCCTCCGAGGGCGCGCGCAACTACGCCGACGAGGCGGCGAACGTCTTCAAGCAGACCGAGGATGCGGTAAAGAGCGCCTTTGGCGGCATGGAGGATGCGCTGGTCGAGTTCGCGAAGACCGGAAAGCTGGACTTCAAGAGCCTGATCGACTCCATCCTGGCAGACATCGCTCGCTTGGTGGTGCGTACCCAAATCACCGGGCCGCTGGCCAAGATGGTGAGCGACGCGCTCAACAATGGGGGATTCGGTGGCGCCGGCAAGGTGAGCGGAGATGCCGACTACCTGAAACTGATCGGTCTTTCCGGGAACTCTGCGCTGTCCATCACTGGCGACGGAGGCGGGAGCGGCTGGTTGGGTGAATTGTTCGCTGGCGCGGGCAAGTTCTTCGGCGGCTTCTTCGCTGACGGCGGCATGCCACCCATCGGCAAGGTCTCGCTGGTCGGGGAACGCGGCCCGGAGCTTTTCGTTCCGAACACCGCTGGCAAGATCATCCCAAACCACGAACTCGGCCGCATGAGCGGCGGCGGAACCACCATCAACAACTTCACGGTTGGCGATGTGCCGACGATGAGCATCGTCAAGCAGGCGATTGCGGCCTCGCAGGCACAAACAGCGGCCACAGCCGCGCGCAGCCAGAGCTATGCGGGAAGGTTCTCTGGATGAGCGACATTGCATTGCCCGCCGGCTTCCGCCCAAACGCCTTCAGCTTGCGACAACAGACGAACCAGCGTGTGTTCGCGTCTCCCTACAGCGGCAGTGAGCAAGTTGCCGACTTCGGGAATGATCGTTGGCTCATCTCATTGTCGTTACCGAACAAGAAGTTCAAGGACGCAGCCATCGTGGAGGCGTTCGTTGCCGCGCTGCGAGGCATGACGAATACCGTGCAGCTGTACCACTACGTCCGCAAGATGCCGCAAGGCACGATGCGCGGGTCGCCGGTCACCAATGGCGCCTTTGCCGGCACCGACAGCATGATCATCGGCACCACTCCCGGCGCGACGGTGAAGGCTGGGGACATGCTGGGCGTGGCGGGGCTGCTGCTGCAGGTGCGCGACGACGCCGTCGCCAACGGATCGGGTGTGATCACGGTCACATTCGTCAACAGGCTCCGGAAGTACATCAACGCCGGCTTGCCGGTGATCTGGGACAAGCCGACGGCGCCGTTTCGGCTCGTCTCGGAATCGGCTGTTCAGTACATCCCCGGCTATGCGCCCTCGGTGTCGTTCGACTTCGCGGAGGCGATCTAGTGAAATCGGTGTCTCCTGCGTTCGCGGCTGCACTCTCCGGCCCTGCGCCGACAGTCGCGCAGCTCGTTGCGATGTACTTCCCGACGGGCACCGTCGCGCTCAACTCGATGAACCGGGATGTGGACTTCGGCGGTATTACCTACAGGGGCGCGGCCGGCTTAGGTGAGATCAGCCCGATCAAGGACTCAGCCGGTAGCGAGGTGCAGGGCCTGAAGTTCGCCATGTCTGGCGTCGCGTCAGAACTCCTGGCCCTGGCCTTGTCCGATGCCACCGTGGTGCAGGGCACTCGTGTCGTGATCCGGCTGGCACTGATCGGAGAGGATGGTGCTGTCATTGATGCGCCAGTTGACTGGGATGGTTACCTGGACACGATGCCGATCTCTGCAGACGGCCAGACCTGCACCATCACCGCGACGGCGGAAAGCTCCGCGGTGGATCTGTTGCGGGGCAATTCGATGACCAACAGCAACGCCGATCAGCAGGCGCTGTACCCGGGCGACCGCTCCATGGAATACATCGTGTCGCAGGACGGCGTCCCCGTCGTTTGGCCGACCAAACAGTACTACATAGACAGCCGATGAGACTTCCTGACTGGCAATTGCGCCTCGCCGAGTTCGGCCAGGCGCGCGCAAGCATGCCCTTCCGGTGGGGATCGAACGACTGCTGCTCCTTCGCGGCCGCAGCAGTTGAAGCGATCACGGGCGCGAACCCGATGGCCGATGTTGCGCCATACGCATCTGAGATCGGGGCGCTTCAGTTGATCTCGGGTGCTGGCGGTCTTCGACCGCTCGTCTCGTCGTTCCTTGGCGAAGAGATCGCGCCACGCATGGCGGCCGTGGGGGACGTAGTGCTGGTGCTGAACGCCGAGCGCGAAATGCTGGGGATCTGCAACGGCACCAACGTGCTTGCACCGGGCGAGAAGCGCATGGAAGCGATTCATATGGATGCCGCTGTAGCGGCCTGGAAGATCTAGATGCCACAGGCAATCGTCTACGCGGTGGGCACCATCATCGGCACCGGTACGCTGGCCACCGTCGTGGGATACGCGATCACGTTGCTGGGAACGATGGCGCTGAGCAGCCACCAGAAGCGCAAGGCCGAGCGCGCAGCGAAGGCGCAGTACGACGCCGCGCAAGTGGACCGACTGGTCAACCTGCAGGGGACCGTCGTTCCGCGCCAACTGGTGTTGGGTCGAACGCGCGTTGGTGGCCACTGCTTCTTCAAGACCAGCGTGGGCCAGTACAAGGAACTGTTCATCATGTGCGTGGCCCTGGCCGAGCACGAAATCGACGGCATCGAGCAGATCTACCTGAACAACCAGCCGGTCGAGGTGAATGAACTTGGGCAGGTCATCACGGCGCCCTACGGTCGGCCGGCGAACATCAGCGTCGAAAAGACATCGTTCTCCACCACCATTGAACTCGACTTCGACCCGATTGCAGGGTCTGTGTCTGCTGTCGAGAGATACCCCGGCTTGCTTGGCCAGCATGAGGTCGAGTGCAGCGTGAGCGGGCGAACGGTGACCATCATCAATTCGCTGCCTGGCTGGTACTTCACGGTCTACTACCAGTATTCGGGATTCCAGTCGTTCGTGCGCATCCTGCAGCACTTGGGTTCTCCGGATCAGGCGGCGGACGGTGAGCTGGTGAGCATGCTGCCCGGTGTCTGGACTGCAGAGCATCGAGCAAGGGGCGTCGCCTACCTGGTCTGCCACTTCGCGTACAACGACGGTGCGCTGCCGTCCGGCATCCCGACGGTCACGGCGCGGATTCGCGGCGCCAAGATGTATGACCCGCGCGACGGTGTAACGCGCTTCGGCGAAAACCCCGCGCTGATGATGCGCCACGTCATGATGCATCCGCGCTTCGGCAAGCGCACGAGCATGAGCGCCAGCGAGGACGCCAGGATCATCGCCGCTGCCAATGCTTGCGAGACAGCCATCAACTACACCGGCACCGAAGAGGTGGCGATGTACCGGTCGGCTGGCGTCTACCTCGAAGGATCGCCCGCGCGCGACGTGCTCGACGACCTCGCCCAGGCGATGGCCGGCAGATGGGCTTACGCCTCTGGCGAGTTGTTCGTCCGAGCTGGTGTGTACCAGATGCCGGTCATGGATCTGACCGAAGCGGATCTGGCTGTCGTGCAGACCGAGACTGGCGGCTCTGTTTCTCAAAGCGCGATCTCGATCAATCCGCATCAGCCGCGCAACGAGAAGGTGAACACGGTAGCAATCCGCATTTGGGACCAGGCTGCGAACTATGTGGAGACGCCGATCACGCCTTTCCGGGCCGATGCGCTGGTGGCCGACGACGGCGCCGAACTGTCGCAAGAGGTCACCATGCCAGGAGTTTTCTATGCCGGGCAGGCCTACCACGCCGCCGGCATCTTGCTGCGCGATAGCCGCGACCCGCTCACCGTCACGCTTCCGTTCAAGCTGCGCGCCTACCCACTGGAGATCTTCGACACGGTGCGGCTCACGCTCGCCCACTTCGGGTGGGTCAACAAAGAGTTCCTGATTCAAGACCGCACGTTCTCGCCGAGCAGTGGTGTGATGCTGGTGCTGAAGGAAACGTCTGCGGCGATCTTCCAATGGGGCGCCGCCTTCCTGCCCGGCGGCTATGCACCCAATACTGGCCTGCCGAAGCCTTGGGACATCCACCCGCCGCAGATCCTGTCGGTGGACAGCGGCGAAGGACAACTCATCGTGCAGAACGACGGCACGATCCTGAACAGCGTGCTTGTGACGTGGGCCCCGATTCAGGATGCTTCGATCCTCAACGGCGGCACGGTCGAGGTGCGGTTCCGCGTGCTGCCCGATGGCGGCTGGCGCAGCGTCACGGTGCCGGGCGATGCCACCGAGGCCAGGCTGACGGGGGTGAATGACCTGGATGTCATCCTGATCATCGCGCGCACCTCGAACACCATCGCGGCCAGTGACTGGAGCACGCAGATCTCCCACACCGTGGTCGGAAAGACCGAGCCGCCGCCGAACGTCGAGAACCTGTCTATCTCGGGCTCTGTGCTCTCGTGGAGCCTGCCGCGGCGCGTGCCGGATCTGGCCGGCTTCGTCTTCCGCTTCCACTACGGCCAGAACCTCGACTGGAACAGCGCTGCGCCGCTGAACACCGGATTGGTCACGCAGAGCCCTTGGGAGCCGGAGATGCGACCCGGGGGCGTGGTCACCATCATGATCAAGGCCCAGGACACGAGCGGCAACCAGTCGTTCCTTCCGGGCAGCATCGTCATGAACCTGGGCGATCCGCCGATTGCCAACGTGATCGAGCAGTGGAACTACAAGGCGATGGGCTGGCCCTATGACGCCGCCGAGTCGTCGGGTTGGTCTTTCGTCAGTGGCGATCCGACGGCCGATCCGCTCGACTCGTTCTACGGTTCGGACAACCAGGCGTTCTACGGCGGAGACACCGATCCGTTCTACAAGGCCGAGTCCTATACGGAGATGGTCTACGTCACGCCGTATCTGCCGATCAACTCGGCGCTGGCCGGGTCGGTCATGACGCTGACCGCCGACACGGAAGGTATCGATCTGCGCATCGAGTATCGGTTCGCTGGGCCGGGCGCTTTCTACGGGCCGGATAGCGATTCGTTCTACGGGCCTGATGCCGACTCGTTCTATGGCGCTTCGGGCGATTGGCTGCCCTGGCCCGGTCAGATCGCTGTTGCCAACGATGTCTATCAGTTCCGCGTGACCATCGGCGCCGGCGCGACGCGCGGCATCCTGAAGCAACTCATCGTGACCGTGGACGCGCCTGACATGGAGGAGCGGATCGCCGATCTGCCTGTCGCTGCGGGCGGCACAGTGATTCCCTACACCAAGAACTTCACGAAGATCGCGGTGGTGAACGTGCAGCTGCAGGCCAACGCCAGCGGCGCAATCACCACCGAGACCGACAAGACGGCGCCGCTTGCTCCAAAGATCCGCGCCTTCAACGCGGCGCACACCTCTGTGGCCGGCGCCACTGTCGACATCCTGATCCAGGGCTACTAGCCCGCGCTTTCCCATCTCAATCGGCCCGCCGCGTGCGGGCTTTTTTTCGTTCATTGAAAGGAGCTTCCATGCCAGCACCACCCGCAAAAAATGACATCTCCGGCAGCGGGGCGACCCCGAGCAACGCACAGGCTCGCTCCGGCTTCGGCGCGCTGTGGGAGTGCCTATTCGGCACCGGTGGCTTTCTGGGCACTACCGGCAATCAACCAGAGGCACGCGCCGGGCTCGGCATCCCCTCGATGCTGCAATACGAAGTCGTGCTGTCTGGTGGCAACCTGGTGCTGCTGCCGCGCGACGGGAATCTGATCTGCATCGACGGGTACAACCGGCCGATCCCAGCCGCCGGCGTGACGCTGGCCGCGACCGGCACCGCCGCGAACACGACCTACAACATCTACGCATCCTGGAACGGCTCCGCAGTAGTGATGGAGCGCGACACGGGCGGCCACGCATTGAGCTCGAACTACGGGGTTCGCGTGAAGTCCACGGATGCGACGCGCACCCTCCTGGCGAAGGCGCGCACCGTCTCCGCAGGGGCATGGGTCAACTCTTCGTCGCAGCGCTTTCTCATCAACTGGGTAAACGGTGGTCGAAAGGTGTCTGCCAAAACCGCGCTTCCCAGCACGCTGACTACCAGTTCGACGAGCCCGCAGTTTCTTGGATCGGTGGAATTCCTTTCGTGGGGCAACGAAACGATCAGCGTGAGTTTGGCCGGCGGCATGCAGAACAACACGGCCAACGCTGTGAACTTCATTGGCATCGGTTTGGACTCGAACACGGTTTCGAGCACGCCCTCTTCCTATGGCCAGGCTGCGGTGAACAACGGCTACATGAGCCTGACGCAGACCTATCCGATTGACGTGGCGACCGAGGGCAATCACAGCCTGTCGATCCTCGGCTGGGTGAACTCGGGCATCGGTTCGTTCCTTTCGGGCTCAGGCATGTCCGCAATGGTCAGCGTTTGATCGAGAAGCGAGGCACACGATGGAAGAAGACGTCCAAACCGATGCGCCCGAGCTGACGCTCGAGCAGCGCATCGAGGCACTGCACATCGCTGTGAACGCGCACATGAACGTTGCGGCCGGTGCGCGGCGCTACGACAGCATCCACACCGCCGCGTTGCGCGCGGGCTACCCGGGCCCGTTTCACGAAGAGGGCATGGCGTTCGCGACATGGATGGATGCCGTCAACGCGAAGTGCTACGAGGTGCTGGCGCAGTTTCAGGCCGGCGCGATCGCCGAACCGACATGGGAAGAACTGCTGGTCATGTTGCCAGTGCTGGAGTTGCCGACATGAACGCCATGAAGAAAGACCCGAGTGCCATCGCGACCAGCGATCCGACGGCAACAGATTTCGGCCACCTCAGCGAGCGCGTGGGTCACCTCGAAGAAGGATTCGGCACGTTCAAGGCCGAACTTGCCGACAACACGGCGGCGACGAAACGAATCGAGGCGAACACTTCCGATCTGGTGGAGGCGTTTGCGAACCTGAAGGGCGCGTTCAAGGTGCTCAACTGGATCGGCAAGTTCGCGCGACCGCTCAGCTACATCGCCGGCGCGCTGGCCGCAGTGGTGAGCCTCTACACCGCCTTCAAGGCCGGGACGACCGTCAAATGAGCGCCAAAGCCAAACTGGTCAGCACCATCGTCGTCGCCGGTGCCACTCTCGTTGCCGGCAGCCCGTATCTGATGGACTTCCTGCAGAAGTGGGAGAGCGGCAAGGCCCGAGTTGTGGTGGTCTACGCCGACAAGCTGGCTGGGGGCTTGCCCACTGTCTGCAACGGCCTCACGCGCCATGTCACCTCGACGCCGATCATCGTCGGCGAGCGCTGGAGCGATGAGAAGTGCGAAGCAGAAGAGCGTGCCGCGGTCGTCGATGTACAGCAGCGCCTGGCACCGTGCTTCAAGCGGGCACCGTCGCAAGCTGTCTTCGACATGGCGACATCGCATGCCTGGAACCTTGGGCCGACCGCGACCTGCAGTAGCGGGGCCATGGCGGCATGGAACCGCGGGCAATGGGCTCTGGGCTGCCAGCGCATCGCGCGCGGGGACGACGGTTCGTTCGTCTGGTCGTACACCTGCAAGACGGTGAGCGGGCAGCGGCAATGCACCTTCGTGCAGGGCCTAGCCAATCGAAGGGCCAACGAGGCTCAGACCTGCAGCGGGAGCCTCTGATGCTGCCCGACCTCAAAACGCCGTTGCTCTGGGCCCTTGGCCTTGGGCTCGTTGCGGCGCTGGCCACCGCCGGCATCGAGCGCACGCGCGCTGCCGGTGCGCGTGCCGATCTGGCCTCGGAGAAAGCCGACCGCGCCAAGGAAAACACCGAGCGAGCCATGGCCGCTCTGGCCGACTTGCAGCGCGTCGTCGCGCTTGTCGCGAAGCACGCCAAGACCCAACAGGAGAACGTCAATGCATTCGAAACTCGTCTCAAGACTCTGGATGATCG